AGCGGAAGCTGCTTGAACTCCTGTTACTCCAAATCCTAAACCTACATCAACGCTAGATACTGCGGTTGTTGCACTTACACCTGTAACCGACACTAATTCTTGTCTAACAAGTGCTGTTCCTGTTTGCCCTACGGCTTGAACTCCAGAACTTACACCTACTGTAATTCCGCCACCTTCAATAGTTGTTACACTAGCTATAGAACTAGATATTAATAAAGCGGTAGCACTGACAGATGTTCCTGTACCTTCAATTACAGTTACACCAATAGGCGTACCCCAACCTCCACTTCCCCATGTAGAACGTCCCCAACCTCCGTCAGGGAATACATCTGCTGTAACACCTGTTACAGAAACCGTAATAGATTGTTCTGCCGTAACAGTAGAACTACCAATAGCACTTGCTGCGCTTACACTACTTGCAGAAACTGTTACAGGTGAAAATCCCTCACTCCAAGGGCCACTGCTCCATGTAGAACGTCCCCAACCAGCATTTAAAGTACCTTCGGTTGTTACACCTCCGCCCATTCCTGAATGATTAGTGCAATAATAATATAAATCAGGAGTAGATCCTCCTATTACTATTTGTGTGTAGGCTCCTGAACTTCCTGGTGTACCGGCAGTTGTTACATTAGTAGTATATTCAGAACCTCCGCCATGTGTTCCATCAGAAGTAGTAGAAAACCGTAAAGGATGACTGCCATTAGAACTATCAGATTGGTCAAACTTATACGTTACCCCTTCAAATAAATTTAAATAGGGTTGTTGGTTACCATTAATAAAATATTTGTTACCACCACCTGCACTAGCAACAGTAACAGTATAGGTAACTGTTGACATTTTACGCTATTCTAATTACCGCATTATTAGCATCATTAGCTGGATACTGAATAGTAAAATCTCCAGAACTTGAAGATTTATTTCCCCCAAAATCTAATACAGCAACTGTTGGATATGCTGCATGACCAACAGTTCCGCCTGTTCCTGCGGTGCTTAATGTAGAATTATAAATTACTGCAACTCTTGCATTACTAATAGTAGATGAAGACCAAGTAGTGTCTGCAAAATCCAAAAACGCTGTGGGAGTAGATCCTGAATTATCAGCTAATCCTAATGTTACACTTCCTAAAGTTTCTCCACCTGCTGAATATCCTGTTCCACTTACTTCATTTGCCGTTGTATATCCTGTTAAATCTTCATTAGCATCCGTTCTACTTGATGTAAACATTGCTATTTTAAAAGTATCAGCCGCTATTGAAGAAGAACCTGTTCGAGAATGGCTCATCCAAAAATGAATACCCACCGTAATTTCTTTTTTATAGCTGCCGCACATTGCTTGATTAATTGCCATTTCACAATCTCCTTATAATTTCGGCCATATCACCATGACCTTGTTTATTAAACAATGCCCAAAGTGTTGTTCTTTCACTTTGCGCCATCTTATTCATATAATAAATAAGAATTTCTCTCAACTTTTCTCTGTGCGCTATCGCTTGATCCCGTATGACAGGCGGAGCGTTTTCACTTACCATCATAATTTTATTTAAAGCTAAATCAGCTATTTGTTCTGGACTATGACCTCCATTTTCTGAAGTCATCACTGTTACACCACCAACATCGCCAGTACCATCTGCTTTAAACATTACTGAACATCCCTTCGTAAGTCATCATAACGATAAGAATCTCTAGTGTTTTCTCCTTCACCAAGATTTTTAAGCCAATTAAGAGATTCCATATAACGATCATTATAAAGTTTCAATAAATTGTCTTCACCTTTCATAAAAGTGTAAGCTTCAACTAAAGAACCATATAATAAAGCTAAAGAAGCATTTGTTCCTAACCAGCTTTCTCCACTTGACTCAACAGTTATGGATTTAGGACGATAAAAATAATGCAATTGCATATCATAAGCTCCTGTAGGAGGAGGTGACAATAAAAAAGTTGTGTCGTTCCAATCTGCATAATACGCTGGCATTCCTGTACTTGTTTTATCTGGGTTATAATCTTGTAAAAAAGTTACTTGTTTATAAAGTAAAAACTCTACATTAGAACCGTTTTTTACACTTAAAGAATACGGAGCTAAAAAGTCTGTAGGCTTTGATAAAAATTGATTACCCGCACTTGTAGAACCCTCTGAATTTTTTCTAAACACAGATAACTGTACTTCTTTTAAAATACGTTCTTCTGCATTTACTATAAAAGTATTTAACTGATTAACAAAAGTTGTTTCTGAATTTTGTGTATAATCTTGTATTGCTGTTTTTAATGTTGTATATGTAAATGCCATTATGCCTCCAATGTAACAGGGCCAGACGAAACGTCACCGCCTCCGCCTGACGTATCTCCAGAAGTTGCTGTTTCACCTCCTGTTGCTGTAATTGTATACGTGCTACTTGTTAATACCGTAACTGCAAAACCACTTGCTGTCTCAATCATACTCGTAGAAAAACCATCAAAAGGTGCTGAATTACGGAATCGTGTTATATCACCTGTAGAAAAACCATGTCCTGGTTGCGTAATAGTAATCGTAGTAGAACCAGCTGTACCAGAACGAAAAGGATTAAATCCTAATAATACTTCTACAGGCGGTTCTGTTCGCGCCGGACGACTAATACGTAAAGCTTGCGGATCAGGTTGAATACGTGGAGGACTAAGTTGAGGTTGTTTAGCCTCAAACTCATCTGGTCCTACAAGTAATCCATTCCACTCTAAAATCATAGTTTTAAGAGGATATTCTCTTCCAGACCTATCTGAAATTCCTTTAGCGTATTTATTACTAGCAAAACGAGGCATCTTAAATCCTTAATGACTGTTGTGTTGGTACTAAACGTAAAGCAACTCTTTCGCTATCCTCTGCTGAAGCACGTTGCCACTCTTCATCGTACATCTGTTTTAAAAGTCCTATTCTTTGAGGAGCACGTTTTACTGCAAGATAATAAGCTAAACCAGCAACTAAACACGGTAAAAAACGAAAAGGAACATCGGGAGTGTTTTGTGAAGTTCCTACGTCTTCAATGCGTTTTACACGATAGTATACTAATTGATCTGTAGAGTTAATTGGAGCAGGCCATACAGTAATAATAGGTGTTATTTGTCTATCTACGTAATATTGAGTAGGTCTTCCCTGGGATGTTTTATCAGGAATAGCAAGATAATCTCCTCGACTTATTCTTCCTATTGATATATCAGAACCATCTCTACGTATAACCGCCTCTAAGATATCTACCGTAGCTTGCGTATCTGTTAAACTAGGAACAGTAGTTACTGCTGTTACTGTTCCGCTAGTGCTTCCTGTAACATTATCTGTTGCTACAAAAGTTCCTTCGGGCACCGTTATGGTTATAGTAGTAGCTGTAGGTTTAGTTATAACCTTAGCAGTAGCTCCGCTTACAGAACCTGTAATTGTTTCGCCAATAGTCAAATTTGCAGAAGCAGCTACTGTTAAAGTAATTGTTCCTAAAGGATATTCTGTAATAGCAGACGTTGTAGAAAGTTGTGCCATAGTTTGTGTCACTTCTTCTACAACCCAAAGATTTAAACCACGATTAGCCCAATCTGAGAACAAAAGATTTAAAGAACGACGTGCTGTTTTAGCGTCATAACCTGTACGTAATTCTAAACCGCAACGTTCATAAGCTTCTTCAATAATTTCTGCTATACTTAGATTAAAATCTACAGTTCCTGAAGTAGCCATATGTTTATCCTCTCGCTATTTTTTCAAAAATACCTTTTTCAGGAGCTCCTTTATCTCCTGGTTTACGCATTTTTTCTCCTGAACCATCAGCAATTCTTTTTCTTTTAGCATGAATATTAGCATAAAGTCCGGCTCCGCCTTTATTATACCTTTTTTTAGGACGTGCGTCAGGAGAATGAACTCCGCCATGCATATACACATAAGCATGATCGCCAAAAGATATTTTGTTTTTGTTAGCATTTCTTGCGGAAATGTTAATTACTGAATTATATCTCATAAAAACCTCCTATGTATTACCGTAAATCTTAATACATTCTAGTATAATAGTATAGGAATCATTAGCTCCTTCGCCAACCGTTCCAAAATATACATCGCCATTAGCTCCTCCTGTACCAAAAGTAGTAGGATTAGGAAGTCCGCTAAAACTAGAGAAATCTAAAACATCACTATAATTTTCTGGAAGTTGTATCGCCTTAACTTGTGTGCTTGCATACCAATTAATAATAACGTTTAACCCTATAGTAGAGTACCAAATCTTATTAATGCGTACTCCTATGCAATCGTTTCCATTTACAGGGTTTTTAGATAATCCAGAAACATCTATTTTTTCAACAGGTGTACTTTCACCGGTATCGACATATGTGTGAACAAAAGAAGCAACATACTTCTGAGGGCCATCCATAATAA